CGAGCAATTTCCGCGCCTGCGCCCGCGCGAGGAGGGCCACCGGGGGAAGTCGGCCCGGCAAGGCAGCGTGAAGGCCATTCAGATTTTTGCACCAAAATAGCCGTTGGGTATGATGGAGTATGATGGAAGCCCCCTCACCCACCTCAATTCACTTCGATCCCACCTTAGCTGGCTGATGTGCCACCCTAATGGGTCGTGCAGTGGGCGTATACGCCACCAAGGCTGCTGCTGAAGCTGGCCTACAGGCTGCTATGAGGTGGAGGATAAGGAAGATGGAGGATGGTGTTGAACCATCACCACCACCTAAGCCAGCCTAGACCAGCCTAATGACCATTCTAGGCTACCACCTACTGTGGATTCCTAGGCGTCCACTATAGCCCAGCATAAGCTCTACCTAAGTGGAGCTATAAGACAGCTTAGGTGGAAACCTAGGTGTATATCCTAATGTGAAACGGAGGGTGGGATACTACCTATAGGGGGCTTTTCCAAACTACTAGACCTAGTATCCTGTTATCCTATTCAGCAACTAATCCTAGATAGGCTCTGAGAGGCTTTAGGAAGCACGTACAGACTCGTTTAGGTGGGCCGCTATAGCCCTAGCCGAAGGGTCGCAGATGCCAGCCACCGTTGAAGTTTGGGGCCGATCCTTTGAAGACCAGCCCCTTCCTTCGGTCAGGTATTAGACCAGGGCATTGATGGCGTCGAACAGTTCCTTCATGCCGTGGGCATTGGAATAGTAGCGCTTCGTGACGCCGTTCTTACCGACGAACTCAAAGGTGCCGTCACCGTAGCGCTTAAGAGACAGTGAGGCGGTCGAAGCGCCCTTCTTGACGGTCAGGGTGGTGGCGTTGGCGAAGCCGGTGGAGGGGCCAGCAGTCATGTGAAAGTCCTTGAAGGGGTAATATGCGTGCGGAATTGCACGCGCCAGTAGATAGCTGCGTCGAAGCTCCACGGATGGGCAGGCTCGTAGCAGCGGAAGCCGCAGCCGATAAGGCTGTTGCTGGATGCAGGGTTGTGTGTCGTGTCCGTCACCACGCCATCCCACCCAAGCGCCTTAGCGCGGGCGAGACGGACGCGGATCAGGCGTTTCTGTAGGCCGTGACCACGGTGCGACGGGGCCACCCCGGCGCGGGCGAGGTAGCCATGGTTGGCTTTCGACTTGCTTTTGCAGAGACAGGCGAAGGCGACAGCATCGTCACCGTCATAAGCCAGCCACCATTCCCCTTCTTCGACCACCGCAGGGGTGTCCAAGGGGAGACAAAGGGCTTGCAGCCTGTAGATGTCATCAGAGTGCGCAGGGCCGTTTACGCGGCGGATCGAGATGCGGTTCTTGGGCGTCATGCCCAGGTGTCGGGTGCCGGTTGGTGTCCGAGAGCGTGTTCCATGAACCTGTCAAGCTCTGCCTGAAGCAGTGCAGCGCGGTTGTCTTCCACCGCCTCGTCAATATCCTTCGACATCTGCTCCACCCAATAGCCTACGGCCAGGGAGAGAGCTTCGAGACGGTCATCACGGCGCAGCGCGCCACGGTCACGAGTGATCCGCGTAAGCTGGTAGAAGAGTTGGTAGGAGAGCTTCTGATCCTGTGCGATGTCATCCACCGAACGATAGTCGGCGTCGATCATCTTGCGATCGATCACCAGCCTATGCTGGTTCATAACCGGCTCTAGGATGTCGATGATGCGCAGTTCCTTCTGCCCGGTCGAGTGATAGTCCTCAATCGTGCAGGGATAGATGCGTTGCAGGTAGGGCTTGAGCAACGCGGCGAACATACCGTCACCGAAGTTGTCTTCAATGCGGATCATGTTGACCTTGTAGGTCTTCGCCAGTGTCGCAATAGCGGTCAGCGTCTTTTCGCTATAGCCATCTCTAAAGCCGCCTACGAAGGGGACGAAGATTTGGCTATTGAGCATCTTAGAAATGGCAACGCCGGTCTCGTCCTTACCTCTACCGCTAGGGTCTATGGTCAGGACACAGCCTTGGTATTTCTGCGTGACGATATTGCCGTAGACATCGCGGGCGTAGTCCATCGGCTTGTGGAACTTGTCACCATTGAAGCCCACACAGGGGACATCGTTGAGGATGTGTTCGGTAGAGCCGGACCAGATTAGCTTCTCCGGTGCCCGCTCCCAATCCATGTCTGTTACGATCAGGTCATTCAGCTTCAGCGGGTAGCGGTCAACGTCCGACAGAGAGGTGTCAAGCATGAACTGCAACGCGAAGCCTGCCTTTCCGTAAGACAGTTCGCGTTCGATCAGGTCGAAGTCAGTGAAGCGCTTAGGGTCGGTGGACTTGCCAGCTAAGGTGGGGTCATTGTCCAGCTTAGAGGCGATGTAGGTGGCCAGGAGGTCGGCATAACGCTTGCGCTGCTCCGGGTTAGGGTAGCGCGCAGGCCAGATACGGACAGTGTAGCCGCGCTCCTGAAGGGTCTTGTAGAGCGAGAACTCTGTCTGTGGCGTGCCTAGGTAGATGATGCGGCCACCGGGTTTCAGGATAGCGTCAAACTCTTTGACCGCCTCCCCCAACTTGTCGCGCATCATTTGCGTGGCAGAGTTGTTCGGCACCTCCACGTCATCAGGAATGATAACGTCAGCGCGGGAACCGGCAAGCTGCCCTGAGATGCCTACAGACTTAACTGAAGGCGCGTGATCGGCCTCCGCTAAGGCCACGTCAAAGGCAACCTTAGAGCAACGTTGATCGTTCCTAGGCATGAGATGCTGAAGGATCGGCAGTTCGCTGATAAGGCGCAGCGTGAAGGTCGTGAAGTTGTCTGCACGTTCCTTTGAAGCTGACACCACGAGGATGTTAAGCTGGGGATCACGGAGCAGAAGCCAGCATACGAAGGCACTGGTGATCCACGACTTACCGACGCCACGGAACGCTTGGTAGACTTCGCGCCGGTCTCCGTGTTGCAGAGCGCGGGCGATGTCGAGTTGTATGAGTGTCGGAGGTGGGAGATTTAGATGCTCCCAAACCATGACGAGGAATGCGCGGAAGTCCTCATAGAACTTCCACGCATCCGGTTCATCAGGGTATTGTTCCCGCCACCAGGGGCGAGAAGCCATCAGTTGATCGGCCTACTATCTTCGTCGCTATCAAACTCAGGCAGATTGCGTGCAGCAGCCGCCAGGTCTCTACCAGCGTTCGGCGCGGGCTGGCCATCGTCTGTTATGTTGTTGTCCTTCAGGAACTTCGTCACCACGGCGAGTAGTGAGGCGCTAGGTGTGATTTGGCGTGCAATGCCTTCATCGTCTTTTATCCACACACCGTTCTGCAAGATGTCGAGGCACATCTTAGCAGTCAGCGTGTGGAGCAGGTTCAGGTCGTCCTTGGACGCTTTGTTAGATGCCATTACGGACACCCATAAACGTCAATGGCACCACTTGTGATGCTGCCTGAGGAGTACATGAAGCGGACGGCGTTGACGGATACGACTGTCGAAGGGCTGTAGGAGCCACCGCCAGTGGCAAAGTACCAGAAGTCCTTGCCGGTCCTAAGCCACACTAGCGACATACGCAGTGATGGCCAAGTGGTAGACGACGCTGCGTTGAACAGGTCCATCTCTCCCGACAGGCCACCAGAGTAGTTGTTAGCTACACCAGAGCTACCTGGAAAGTTGATAGGGATAGCAGTAACCGCCTGCCCTGTGCCACCAGCGTTGATGTTGTTCGCCTCGTAATTCCCACCGTAGTTGTAGTTGGCGTCGGTGAGATACGATGAACCTCCATTAGAAGAGAAGTTCAGGTTCAGCGTCACGTTATCGGTGGCCGGTTTAACGGCACGGAAGATGAATCGATAGCGCGTGAACGATGCGCTTAGGTTGGTGTAGGACAGTGAAGTGGAGTTCGAGGCGTTCAGCGTAGCCAAGCGAGAGCAGGCTGCACCGGGAGCGACGTTGCTAGTACCCCCGGCGTAGCACTTCCCGCAGACCGACAGAAGAATAGCGACCGCAGTTCCGATCTTCTTAAACAACTTCAATACTCCACTGCGGAGATGTTGACGGAGCCGCCGGCTGTGATGGCGTAAAGTTCGCCGTTGTATAGGCGTTCACTTTCCATGGAGTGTGCTGCCCCGGCGTGCATTATATGACCGGTTGCAAAGGTGACCGTGCTATCTCCCCAAGCAATGTCCGTGGCCGTATCAAGGTTCTCGAACTCGCGGAATTTGGCATAAAGGTTCGCGTCGAAGATTTTGGTTGCAGTGCCAGTGATGGCCTTGCGAACGATATTGAGTTTTGTGGACATCACTTCCAGATAAGGTGTGCAGCGAAAGCGATGGCGCTTACGATGCCTGAAGCCAGGAGGGACATCCCGACTAGGACGCCTCTCTGCTTCGTGCTGTTGGTCTCGATAGCGCGGATGCGCGACTCGTGGTCATCCTGCCGCTTATTCGTCTCTGCGAGAGACTGAAAGAAGCCGGACATCTGCCCCTTGATTTCGCCAAGGAGCAAGAGGATTTGGTTTTCGTTTTCCATTGTTACGCCTGGATGACTTCGACAATGGCGTTCCAGCCAAGATCGAGAGGAATGG